TATTACTATCGTTGAAGGAGAGATAGATGCTATGTCTACCTACGAAATGTTAGGAAGTAAGTGGGCAGTGGTATCAATAAAGAATGGAGTTCAAAGTGCTGTACAGAATTGTAAACAGCATCTAGAATATCTAAATAGTTTTGAGAATGTGGTGGTTTGCTTTGATAGTGACAGGCCTGGGATTGAGGCTTCACAAAAAGTAGCACAGTTATTTGAGCCTAACAAATGTAAGATTGTTAGATTAGAATACAAAGATCCGAATGAATATCAGAAGATAGGAAAGATAAAAGATTTCGTGCAAGATTGGTGGAGTGCAGAAACATATACACCGGCAGGCATTATGAACTTATCCAAGTTAGGAGACTCTCTTTATGAAGAGGAGTATTGTGAGACGATACCATATCCTTGGAGTGATATGAATGAAAAGACTTATGGTATGAGGACAGGAGAACTAACTACATTTACTTCTGGTGCAGGCATGGGTAAGTCTTCTATTATGCGTGAGTTAATGCATCATATTCTAAAAAATTCTAACGACAACATAGGAATATTAGCACTAGAAGAAAGTACAAAGAATACTGCTTTTAATATTATGTCAGTAGAGGCAAACCAAAGATTGTATATTAAAGAAATTAGAAATCAATTTTCCAGAGAGCAGTTAAACATATGGCAAAAAGATACCATAGGATCTGGTAGGTTCTTTGCCTTTGACCACTTTGGTTCTATTGGTAATGATGAAATACTTTCAAGAATTAGATATATGGCAAAGTCTTTGGATTGTAAATGGATATTTCTTGACCATCTTTCTATACTTGTGAGTGGTCAAGATGATGGAGACGAGAGAAAATCTATTGATGTATTGATGACGAAGTTGCGTTCATTAGTTGAAGAGACTGGAGTAGGACTTCTTTTAGTATCACATCTCCGTAGACCGACAGGAGATCTAGGACACGAGAATGGTAAGGAAGTTACTCTCTCACATTTAAGAGGGAGTGCCAGCATTGCACACTTATCTGATAGTGTGATAGCATTAGAGAGAAATCAGCAGTCAGATGATGAGGTTATAGCCTGCACTACAACGATTCGTATATTAAAGAACAGATACACCGGAGAGACTGGAGTAAGTTCTTACTTGCATTATGATAAAAAATCTGGTAGAATGACACAAATAAACAATCCTTATGAAGAACAAGCAGGAGATAAAAATGAAGGAGTACCTTTCTAATGAAGTGTTATAATTGTCAAACAGAATTAATCTGGGGTGGTGATCACGACTGTGAAGAAGATGAAGACCATGCTATTGTTACAAACTTATCTTGTCCAGAGTGTGGTGCTTTTCATTTAGTATACTGGGGACATAAAGAAGAAGAAGAAGATAAACAGCTTTGGATAAAAGGTTATAAAGAATGGTTAGATAAAAAAGAAGATGAACCAGAGATGTGGAAGCACTTCTGTGAAGTGGAATGTAGTGATATGATGATAGGAAAAGGAGAAGCTTGTAATTGGTGTGGAGAGGAAGAGAATGCAAGTCGTTCTTGATATTGAAACAGATGGGTTTAATCCTAGTAAAATTCATTGTATCGTAGCAAAGAATATAGATACAAATTTAGTTACAGTATTTGATCCGGATCATTTGTATAGTTTTAATTCATGGTCTAAAAATGTAGACAAATTTATTATGCATAATGGTTTATCTTTTGATGCACCAATATTAAATAGATTGCTTGGTGCTACTATAAAACCAGATAGAATTATTGATACTCTAATTTTATCACAATTATTTAATCCTTTACGAGATAAAGGTCATAGTCTTAAAGCATGGGGTGAGAAATTAAATATGTTAAAAGGTGGAGAAGGAGTAAACTTTTTAGTGTATAATCAAGCAATGCTAGACTATTGTAGACAGGATGTAGAAATAACGCATGCTGTTTACAAAGAATTAATAAAAGAATCAAAAGGATTTTCAAAAGAGTCTGTGGATTTAGAACATAAAGTTAGATTAATTTTAAATCAACAGGAGAACAATGGTTTTGCATTTAACATGCGAAAAGCACAAGAGTTGCGAGCTAAACTTCGAGATGACCTGCATGATTTAGAGCAGTGGTCTTTAGAAGAATTTGAACCAACGATTGTGGAGATGAAGACTAAAACAAAAGAGATACCTTTTAACATTGGTTCGAGACAACAGATAGCTGATAGATTAATTAAGCGAGGTTGGAAACCTAGTCAGTATACAGACAAAGATAATATTATTATGAACGAATCTGTATTAAAAACTATTAAAGAACCATCATTAAAAATTATCGCTGAAAGATTTGCCAAGTATTTTCTATTGCAGAAACGAGTTGTTATGATTGAAGCTTGGATAGATGCTTGTCAAGAAGATGAGAGAGTGCATGGAAGAGTAATGACATTACGAACAGTTACTGGTCGCATGGCACATAACTCACCTAACATGGCACAAGTTCCTGCCACTTATTCACCATATGGTAAAGACTGTAGAAATCTTTGGACTGTATCAGACCCAGTGCGATATAAATTAGTGGGTACAGATGCTAGTGGTTTAGAGTTGCGTTGTCTTGCACATTATCTCAAAGATACTACCTATACAGATGAGATATTGAATGGAGATATACATACAAAGAATATGGAATTAGCTGGCATAAAAGATAGAGATCAAGCAAAGACATTTATTTATGCTTTCCTATATGGAGCAGGGCCAGATAAGATAGGTAAGATTGTTGGAGCAGGAAAGGAACAAGGAAAGATATTAATTAAAAGATTCTTGTCAAACCTTCCTGCTCTTAAAAGATTAAGAGAACAAGTTGAAGATGCCGGAAAGAGAGGAAGAATAAAAGCTATTGATGGGAGATACTTGAAAGTTAGGAGTGTACATTCTGCTTTGAATACTTTGCTTCAAGGTGCTGGTGCTATTATTTGTAAGCAATGGTTAGTACATATTATGTCGAGAGTTTATCAAAAGAATTTAGGTGTAAAGTTGGTTGCGTCTGTTCATGATGAATATCAATTTGAAGTTTTAAATAAAGATGTAGGAGATTTTTGTGCTATAACAAAGATAGCTATGAAAGAAACAGAACAGACATTGAAGTTAAGATGTCCTTTAGATAATGATTACAAGGTAGGAACGACATGGACAGAGACACACTAGAACAGTTAAACCTGTTTGATGATTTTGAAAAAGAAATTTTTAAAGATGCTGATAAAAAAACTTGTATTAGTTGTAAGAAATCTTTACCATTTACTTTTTTTTCTATTAAGACTGCGTTAGTAAATAACAAAGGAGTGTTATCAGAGAAGTGTAGGACTTGTGAAAATAAAGAATCAAGAGAACAATCAAAAAGAGTTAAGGTTCAAACACCACCTGATGAAAATCATGTCTGTTATATTTGTAATAAAACAGGTAAGGAGTTATTAGAAAGATCAAAAGCAAAAGTAGTTGTTTATAAAGATACCTATGAACGAGTACCAAACTTTCGTAAAAAAAGTATATGGGTTTTAGATCATGACCATAAGACAGGTAAAGCTAGAGGTTGGATATGCGATCCATGTAATGTATCTCTAGGAAATTTTCAAGACAATCCTGAAGTATGTAAGCGAGCAAGTAAATGGTTAGAAGAAAGATAAAAAAAGTGTTGACAATGATAGTTAAACCATGCTATAATATAATTTTAACAATTAAAAAAAGGAGTACACATGAGTGTAATTAGTGGTAAAGCTTATTGGGCAAGCGTGACCAGCCCAAACACAACCTTTGATGCAGATGGTACATGGAGTATTGATGTATGTAATTTGGATGAAGCAAACAAGACTATTGCAGAAAAAGATGGTCTTACTATAAAGAACAAAGGTGATGACAGAGGAGACTTTGTTAATATTAAAAGACATGTTAAAAGAAAAGATGGTAACATGAATAAAGCACCTGAAGTTCTTGATGCACAGAAAAGAACTATGATAGATACCTTAATTGGTAATGGTTCTGCTGTCAATGTGTTATACACGACTTATGAATGGAAGTTCAAAGGTCGTTCTGGAGTATCTGCTGACCTTAAAAAAGTACAGGTAGTAGAATTAATTCCTTATCAGGGAGATGCAGATGATGCATTTGATGTTATTCCTGATGGGTATTCTTCAGATGAAAAAATTCCTTTTGCCTCTTAATTAAAAGGATAGTGGGAGTTCCGGCTAAAATCTCCATTCGGTAATCAGCGAGATCTCCCACGTTTTATCATGAAAAAAATAGATACCATAGTAGAAGACATATATAATCTTTTTAGTGAAAAAAATAAAGAGCTTACTGAAAAAGAAGTAGACAAATGTATAGATGATTTTGCTAATTCAGTTAAAGGACATGTAAAAGATTTTTTACGACAACTGCCACAGGATAAACCAAGATTAAGATTATCAACTATTGGTAAACCAGACAGACAGTTATGGTATGATTTCAAACAACCTGCTACTGAATCTCTCACACCTAGTACCAGAATTAAATTTCTTTATGGCTATATGTTAGAAGAATTTTTAATTATGCTTGCTTCAATTTCTGGACACAAGGTAACTCAACAACAGAAGCAAGTAGAAGTGGAAGGAGTTAAAGGACATCAAGATTGTTTTATTGATGGTACTTTAGTAGATTGTAAGAGTGCATCTGGTAGAGGATTTAATAAGTTTAAATATAATAATTTATCTACTGATGATCCTTTTGGATATTTACCACAGATCTCTGCCTATGCTGAAGGAAATGGTGTAGAAGAGGCCGGATTTCTAGTTATTAATAAGTCAACTGGAGAAATATGTTATACTAAAGTTCATTCATTGGAGATGATAAATGCTAAAAAAAGAATACAACAGATTAAAAAAGTTGTTCAATCAGATGACAAACCGGAAAGATGTTACGAAGCAATTCCTGATGGAAAGTCTGGTAACTTTAAGCTCGATCTTCCTTGTTTGTATTGCAATCATAAGCATGCTTGCTGGAGTGATTCTTCTT